AAAGCCATAAATAGCTTACCTAATCCGCCTAAAAATCCATTTACTAATGAAAATACTTTTTCCATGATAATTTGTTTTTAAGATTAATAATTAAAATTTAAGACCTACACCTAATTGTAAATTAGTTGTCTTAGCCGTTGCGTCATAAACCACTTTAGGATCTACAAATACGCCTTTGTGAAACGTAAACATTTTACCTGCACCAATAGATAAATTATCAGTGTTTAAACCTGTAGTTGAAACATACGCGAAATATCCTTTGTGGAAGTATCTTGCATGTAAATCAACAGCCATATCAGCAGTAGAGTCAGCTTGTGAAACATTAACACCAACCATGATGTTATCTGTTAAACCATATCCTACTGTTGGGCTTACGGACCACTCAGTCCATGCTTTGTTAGCAATGTCGCCAGTACCAATGTACCAGTCACCTTTTTCCTGTGCGTTTACTCCAGCAACTGTTAGCAGTCCTAAAGTCAAACTTAAAATCAATTTTCTCATAATTTTTGTTTTAGTTAATACTCGTGTTAATTGAAATATAAGGGAATCAGGAAATTGTCCCCTTAAGCTTTATATATATGTAGTTTTAGTCTCGCATGAGATTTATATATTTTTGTAACCTTTATTGTTTGTTATACATATGAAGGGATTTTAACCCACCCAAATTTTTTTGCGGAGATTTTGCGGTTATGAACAGTTAATTGTTCACGACTAACACTGACAAGTACCTGTGTTATCACAGATAATGTCGCGTATAATATTATTTACGTTTGTGTATTTAAATTCTGGTACTACTATTCTTCCTTCTTGTAATTCTTGAATTGCTCTTCCAGCTGGTTTCATAAATGCGCCGTGTGTTGAAGGTGTTGAAACAAAATCCCAACATAATAATTCAAAATCGTCTTGTACTTCTACACTACCATCACGATTTTCTTGAACTGAACCCATTCCACGAGAACTAATACCCACAGTAATTCCATTTCTGAATAATTCTTTAAGTATATTACCTGCTGGAGTAGATAATATTTCAACTTCGCCATAAACATCATCACCAACCATTTTAACTTTAGTAACATTGTGTGATACGTTTTGTAAATTTATAACTGAAGATTCTGGGTGATCTAATTCACCTAATGCTCTTCTTTCTTTAACAGGACCATCAACATATTTTTGAATTTCTCTTTCAAGAATTTCTCTTGGATAAACTCTACCATTTTGGTTTTTGGCTTCTGCTCTTTGGATAACACCTTTAACTACTAAAGATTTATTTTCTTTAATAGATTGTTCTACTAATAATTTATCCACTTTAAATTGTCTATATTCTGTTAATAGCATATTATTTCTTTTTTTTCTTTTTAAAAGCATTTGGTGTCATATATCCTTCACCTGAACCTGCATTAAATGAAGCACCTGTACCTGTCATGCTAGCTTCATCTATATCGTCTTCTTTTAATTTAAATCCTCTAATTTCATCATCTGTAAGTTCTCTACCTAAAGCTTTTTCAAATGCTTTAATCATGTTTACTTCAGTACTGGCTCCTCTTTTGAGTTGCTTAATAACTCTGATTAGTTCTTCTTCTGAAAAATCATAATCAACTATAGCTTCTTTTACATTAAGAGGTTTAGAAGGGAAAACAAGTAAAGATCCGTCTTTAAGTCTTACTCTACCATTTCTATGAAGTCTTTCCATTTCGTCTTGAGTGATTTCTAACCCATCACCTTTAGCTACTACTGGATCCTCTATTCTGTTCATATTTTCATCTGATACCCAATATGAGGCTATTTGTCCTGGTGTAGCTCCACTACTTTTAACTCGCTTAATATATGCTTCAGCTTCTCCATAACTTGAAAATACTCTTGGTTCTTCATAATCAGATTCAGCTGATGTTACTAATGATTTACCACTCCCACGACCACGATTAACAGTTACATAATACTGTTCATCTAAACGTTGTTGTCTTTGTTTAGCTTGCCAATCGTGTATATTAAATGGTTTACTCATCTTTATATTTTTTTCTTGTATGTGTTCTAAATTTATTATATAAATCTTTTAATTCTTCAAATAAATTAAATAATACTATATCGTTTGGATTATCATCTACTAATTGTTGAAAATCCTGAACTTCTGCTTCTAAATCTTTAACCATGTTAGACATAGATGGTTTACGAACTACTTTAGAAGATATTTTTCCAGTTTCTGGGTCTGGTTCTCCACTAACTAATTTAAAATCTCTTTCTCTATCTTTAGCTTTATTTCCTCTTGCAGGATCTCTATCTTTTTTTAACTCACTAAAAGTAGATTCTTTTATGTTATATATGTCAACAAGACTAACCATGGATTGTTTTTAACTCGTTTACTAATTCATAATAGTTAAGCAAGTTAATAACATTATCATCATTAACAGATGACTTTTTACATAATGGTTTAATCATGTTTTTAGTTTCTGTTAATTTTACAGCTACTGCTTTGTCTTCCACTTTTTTAGAATATCCAGTAATTGTTTTTTTAACCGTCTTGATTTCCTCGTTGATAAAAGACTTAAGAGCAGGGCTATTAGTAACGCTGTTAACATATTCTTTTAATAATCTTTTTTGGTTATCTTGTAAACCACTATACTTGTCATTAAACTTTTCAAGTAAAACTTTGTAAGTAAGTAATCTAGTATCTGTGTCTTGTTTACTATAATTTTCTAAAACAGTATTTTTCTTAATTGTTTTTGGTTTTATAGTAATGTGTTCTAAAAGTGTTGTTTTAGAATCTACAACAGATGTAGGTGAAGCATTTTTATTTTCAAGTAAATTAAAAATGGATGCCATTACTTTATAATCATTAATTTTAGCTTTAAAGAAATTATTAATATCGTATGTTTCTTTTATTTCTTTAATTAAGTTATATTTTTCTCTTCTTAACTGACTTTTATTTAATTTTCCATGTGCCTCAATTAATGTATTAATTAACATTGTAGCTTTATTATCTTCTTTATATTTTTGTGATATAAATGTATGATATATTTTATACTCTTTTAATAGAGCTGAATCACCACTAAAATATTTTTTAATAATAGATAAGGCCCTTGGATTATCGCCAGCTATAGTATCAGCTGTCAACTGCCTTGTAAGGAGTTCAAATAAAATTCCAGTATTCTTGTACTTAGAATGTTTTACTTTCATTGTTTGTGTATAAATTGCAATTTATCTATATATAAATATAAACTTTTTCCTAAGACTTAATATTTTTCTCAGATAAAAGTCCGTTTTCTTCTTTTTCGTTTAATATTTTTTTATTTTTAAAACGTTTTTGAAGAGATTTTTTAATAGTTTGTGCTTCAAATGTAGAAACTTTGTTACCATCTGAAGGTTTTTCGGGTTTAGCAGCAGATAATCCTCCTTTACCTAATGGGTCTCTACTAAAGTTACTTTTATCAGAGCCATATTTAGTTGGATCAATTACAGGTCGTCCTGGTTCTTTTTCATCATATCCTGATGGTACTTGAGCTGGGCCTACTGCTTTATCTCTTTTATTACCATACAACGAAGCTAAATCATGAGGCGTACCATATGACATACCTGATTCTGTTGGGTCATTTCCTTCGTTTTCAATTTGTGAAACTCTAAATTTATGTAAAGCGTCTTCAATTTGGTTTTCTTGTTCACTTTCATATTCGTCTGGAGACAAACCATATATATTTTCCATAACCCAATCTTTAGAAAATAATCCCTTATCAATCATATCACCAGCAACAGTTGTTTTAGCAGTAAATAATTCTACTTTTTCTTGTTCATATATAATAGATGGTGTAGTTAATTCTAAAGAAAAATCAACTAATTGCTCATCAGTAAAACCTTGTGAATATAAATGTACTAATGCTATTTTAGTTAATTCTGACTCTACAATTCTTTGAACACGTTCAACTGTACGAGCGAATCTAACATCCATACCTGCTAATGTTGATTTACCTTCTACTCCTTCATCATAACCTAAATATGGTTTAGGAATTTTAAGGGCAGCCATCATTTTAGATTTTAGATACTCTATATCTTGAGTACCATCATAATCTAAACCTTTTGTAGTTTCAATACGAGTTGCATTATCATTACCTCTTACTGGTATGTAAAAGTCTTCAGTAATGTTTTGCATGTTATATTTTAAATTATAATCACCTGTGTTTTGATCTATGTAAGGTGTTTTTTTCATTTTATTAATAGTCTCACCCATAAACTGTTCTACTTGTTCTGGTGGTATAGCTCCTACATTAATATAGAAAGTTCTTTTTTCAGGTGCTCTCATAATTCTATGAATTAACATAGCATCTTCCATTAACATTAATTGTTTAAATACTTTACGAGCTGGTTCTAAAAATGCTCTACCATAAGGAAGATAATTAGAATCTGTAAGTAATCTAAAATGAGCTACTTCATAATTTTCTAATTGATATTGGTCTCTTCTAATTGTATTAGTAGCACCTGAAGCTAAACCATTTGGGTCAAGTGTAAATCTAGTGTAAGATGGATTTTCAGGATCTGTTCCTTCTTCTCTTACTACTTCATATACTGACATTGGTATAACATTATATACACCAAACTTTTCAGATACTTCTAATTTAAGATAAAAATCACCATACTTACACATGTTTCTAATCCATGTAGATAAATTAAATTCTACATTTAAAACATCATAAAATAAATTATGTAATACTTTTCTAATGTTTTCATCCGATGAATTGATATTTAATACTTGTCCATACTCATTTCTTGAAGTAGTTTCATCAGACATAATATCAAGTGCAGCTGCAATAATTGGATCATGATCCATAGCTTCATAATCACTATAAAGCTGTAGTCGCATTGAC